GATTGAAGTTCTTTGTAATTATCTAGTTCCCGCTTGAGCTTCATGTCGTCAACAGACAACCGAAAGAAAGCTTGATTAGGAGGTAGCAAAGCAATAAGCAATTTGCTAGCCAAATTATTTACACCACGTGCTCCCAATCCTTGGTAAGTAGTAGGAATTTTGGTGTATAGATTTTTACCTGTGCTGCGGTCGTTCTCTGTAATCAGAGTAGGCAAAGTGTACTTACTACACTCAATAGCCCGATCCATGTAAATGGACTTCTCTGGCTCTAGAGCAGAGTAACGAGCTTGTGCATTAGACATTCAAACCACCAAGAGGAGAAGCGGAACCACCCATTGAAAGCCCACTACCAGCAAAAGGAGACTGTAGTTCTAGATTAGTGCGTAGTCCAGCGGGTGTTCCAACACGTTGTCGTACTCTACTGGTTACAGGGGCTGCTGCACTCTGTTGGGTTTGCAGTTGAGAGGCTAAACGCTGTTGCTGCAGACTAAGAGCAGAAGCTTGGCGTTGACCAGCAAGTTGAGTCTCAGCTGTTTTCTTAGCTGTTTCAGCTTGAAACTGAAGAGCAGATGTTTGTTGACGAGCTTGCTCTAGTTGCGAAGCGTAAGCTGTTGCTTGCTGCTCTCCTTGAGATTTAAGAGCTGCAGCTTGTTGCAATGTAGCTTGACGTGTCTGCTCTGCTGCTGCTTGAGCTGCTTGAGCTTGAGCCCGCATAGCTTTCTGCTGTTGGTTTGCTGAATAAGCACCAAAACCAGCAGAAACTAAACCAACAATTGCACCAAGAGCATCAGCCATACTTAGTTTCCTCTTGGAGATTAAACTGGTCTTTCAGGTGACGTACAACTGATACTTGACCAGCAGTAAACCAAATAAGTTTCTCTTCCATACTAAGGTCAGGGCACCTATCTGGATACACTTCTTCAAGATATTTAATAATATCTGGATCAATAAATGGTTTCATATATTTAAACCTGTTGGATTGACGTTACCAGCACCTGTTCCGCCATAACCACCGATACCAATTCCAGAACTAACACGAGTACGAGAAACACCAGGCTGACCAATTTGTGTTTTCTTCTTTGGTTGTACTGGTTGTACTTGAGATTGCATAGCCAAAGCACTTGCTTGTCTTGATTGTTCTACAAGTTGTTGTCCTTGGTAATCAGCAACTGCTGAAATTCTCTTTGCTTGTATTTGTGACTCTTCTGCTTGTTTAGCAGCTGCTGCATAATCTTGTTCAGCTTTAGCCATTACAGCTTGCTGAGCAACTCTTTCAGCTTCTGCTTGTTGTTGTCCTTGTTGAACTTGAGTTTGAAGATAACTATTTAAATAGTTAGACCAAGTAGGTCCGCCTTTTCCACCTCCAGTTCTAGCTTCATTTTTAATTTGTGCTGATGTATTAAAATTGATACTAGCTTCTATGTCCTTTTGTTTTGATTTAATTTTGTTACCAAATGCTTGTTGCTGATTACGTACATCAGAAACATAAGTATTGTTCCACCAATTTTCAAACAACTGATCTTCTAAAGCTGTTGTCCATTCAAAAGCCATGATGTTTACGCGTAACTAGGAAGATCAGAGTTAGACATTTCAAAGAAAGCAGGCATACGTGCTCTCTTGGTTTCAATCAGTCCTTCTGCTTTACCAGTGTATAGAAGAGAATCAGATTGATCCATCCAAAAATTGCGGTCATACCACTTCTCATCTGACTTGTTAATCAGACCTTGGGTCATCCAAGAAACTGTAGCTTTGCGAAGTTTGTCTAGTTCAGGAGTAACTCGCAAACCAAGATCCTTACAAACGGCACTGTTAGCGGCAACGTGAACGGTCTCATCCCGAGACACATCGGCTGAAGTCGTGCGCAATCCAGGGCCACCAAGGAACCTAAACAGCGGCAAGATAACAAAGAAAACAGAACGCTCAAGAACAAGAGCTTTTAAAACAGGATGCTCTGGACGCTCAATCCACGCTTTAACAATGCGGTAAGCTTCTGTCTCGTAGTCAGCAGAAATACCAGAAACTTCAGCAATGTAATTTAGAGCAAGGTCGTGCCGCTCTTCATCAACAATGTTTGACAGTAATAATTCTTTAACGCCTTCAAGTTGAGGTAAATCACCTTTACCAGCGTCACGGATAAATTCACCTACAGGAAGCTCAAGAAAACGAAGCGATAAGCAACGGCCTACCGCTTCACGAGCTTCATCAGGCAGGATAAAACGTTCGGGCTTAACGGGAGTCCACACACGTTTTTTGGAAAGGAGCGCCTGATACTTATTCATTCTGAGCAGGAAGTACACATTGTGGGTTCATTGTCTGCACCAAAAAGCACGTCAAATTCACTCTGATCAAATTCCGAAGAATCCAGACCAGCACTGACGTTTGACTTGTCTTGGGTGTTTTCCATTACCTGAAGAGAATAATAAAGACTCTTCAGAGGGGAGTTCAACCATCGTGCCATAAATTTTCTATCCATGGACACCAAATCAGACCACCAATTCATAGAAATTGCGTGAGCCATTCCGGTGGAATCCATCAAACGCTGCCACTCACTATTAAGTTCAAAAAATGTATCCCAACCAACCTGTTCTGCTGTTTCACATTTAGGGTGGAATGAATAACTTTGAACTCCAAGAGTTGCACTATCACGATCTACATCGCGGCTAATTGGTGGTGCAATTTCGGGAGCTGTAGTAAACCCTTCACGGTCTAGGTAGCGATACGCACAGGAAGCCGTAGGAGCCACTGTAAAGGCCCTATCCATGTTGTAGTCAGCGGCTACCTTAGTAGCTGCCATGAAGCCGTTGTAGAGGGCGAGAGCAGCCTCTCCGGCTTTTGTATCGGTCTTACCAACACCCGAGTTCCTGTCGCGTAGGGCGGCAACGAATTCCGAATACTTGACGCCTTCCAAGGCAAGGAAGTTAGCAAGACCAAGGACGCCAAGACCAATTTGATTCTCCTCTTTTTTGTAAATGTCAGATTTGTCTACACCACTGTTCTTGTGTAGTTCACAAAGAAACTTCATGCCATCTTCAAAAGCTTTGGGAAGCTCTTCAATGGTGGTGAGACCAAGGTTGATGTGAGACAACAAACAGGTATCCCGACTCTTAAGCAGAATTTCTTGGCACACGTTGGAATAAATGCGCTCACCCTTTTTGTTGTATTGCTTCTTAACAATCCAAACATCACCACGACTAGCGCCTTGCATGATGGCACTTAGTGTGTCTGGGTAGTTAACAATGTCATCATCAACATTGACGCAGCGTTTAATCCAAGGGATACGGCTGCGGTCGTAGTTAATAAACTCAACAATGTCTTTGTGATTTGCGTCGAGGTGCGCCACTATGGCACCGTTGCGGTAGGTTCCGCCGCGCCGAAGGATCTCGTTGAACTTGGAGTAGATCTCCATGAACCCACAAGGGCCTGAGGCGATCATGCCGTGTTTGTTTTCAACGCCACGAGGACGCAGCTTACTGAGGTGTACAGCAACCCCTGCACCGTACCTAAGAGCCTTACTGACAAACTGCCAGGAGCCCTCTAGGCCATCCTTGTCCTCATCCATGGTGTCAGACACCACAAATACGGTGCAAGATACGGGATACCTACGAGTCGGATTCTCCAACCAGCTCTCCACTCGGCCCGTCATTGCGATTGCTGGATTCAGTTGCTGTTTCATTGTCAAGTTCAGTAATGTTTTCTGGAAGGCTACGCTCAAGAGCATCGAGTATAAAATTATCGAATTGTTCTTGGCTTAATTCAGAAAGAGGTTTCAGATTAGGATCTTCTTCATCCCAAGAAAACACAATCTTTGAATCTTGTCCGTCTTCATCGATAACTTCTGCAGATACACTTGCCCAAGCTTCGGAAGGAACACGAGAAACAATCTCGCTATAACTTTGATCTCTCATAGTTTTGAATAATCAGGTTTTTTGTAGTTAGGACCTTTCATTACTTTTCCGTCAACTTTGGTAAATGGAAATTTACTGTGGTTGCTGTCGTCAAGTAATTTAAAGGCGTGATTGGGGTTTACTTCCATAGAAAGTAAAAGACCGTAAGTCACCCAAAGAAGATCGCAAGCTTCCTTAATAGTTGCTGCACGACCTTGATTTCTGTAGGCGTACATCAATTCGTAGAATTCTTCTTCTACATAAGTAAGCTGTTGCTCTTGATCAGGATTGGTTAACTGGTCCGCTTCTCCCATCCAGTTCTCCACTCTCTCCGCGTTCGTAAGCAGCATTTTCAAGAATTGTGTTGTAAAGGTTTGAGTGACCACATTTACGTGAGAAATGTTTGTCAAATTCTTCTTGACGTTTAATCAAACGATCAAGGTACCAACGGGCTTTTTTAAGATCTTCAACACCATTTTTGTGTTGGTATCTGGTTACGTATTTGATAATGTTTCCTTCAACAAAATCAAAAGCGTGACTTTCAACGTAATCAATACATTCAATTACTCCGTCGTCAAATTTGTAGTGGTGAGGGTTAATGGGGTCCATAACTGTATTTCATCAAAGGTGTAATCAGAATCTCTGAGGATTCTTGCGAGACGAGCTTGTGATAGTGCTTCATTGGCGCTAAGTCCTTTCTTTTTGTACTGATCAACTACAACTCTCCATGCGGTGGCTTCGTCGGCTGTGTCATCTGGGATGAGTTTTTCAGCCGTCTTAGGGCCAACACCAGGGCAGCCGCTGTAGCCATCAACGGCATCGCCGGTAAGAGCTTGACGGTAGAAACAAACATTTGCCTCCTGTTCAGTGACATAAAAGAAAGAGCCGTCGTTATCTAGGTGATTACCAGGGATCTGTTTTAGATCCTTGTCTCCTGACCAGATAACGGCTTGCTCAGGAAAGCGAGTACCAAGAATTCCTAGTACATCATCGGCTTCCAACCTGTACCAACATTCGGAATGAAACTGAGACTCAGCCCAACGTCGTGTTGCTGCGTATCCCACAGGCTTCCTACGATGGTTACCAGCACGGTTTCCTTTGTAGGTCGAGACCAGTTCCTTACGGAAGTTCTGATCAGCAGTCCAACAAAGCGTGAATCGTTCACAACTTGATTGGCGTTTCTTGATGTCCAGTAGTTCATTGAAAACATACTGAGCTTCCTTGACTGGAAGGTGAGTGGTGATGATGTCTTGAGACCATTCGATCTCTACTTCACAAGCTGCCACCGTTTGATACAGAAGCATATCTGCATCAAGTAGGAGCCAAGTCATTCGGAAGCCTCCTGGGTTTGATGGGTGCTAACACTAAAGGATTTATAGAGGTAATCGGCAGCTTGTAGGACACCCGTAAGATTGTCCCCAAGCTTTCCAATGGCTCCGTTGCAATCACTACACAACCAGCCTCGAAACTCTTGGCTTTTATGGCAGTGATCTACCACCAAGCTTTTCTTTTGCCTGCAGCACTGACAAAGACCATCAGGTGGTTCTGGTATGTCTCGTCGGATCTCCTTTCTACGCCGTGTATTGAGGTTGTTACAGGCCTTGCAATGGGGGTAAAGACCATCTGCCTTTTGCTTGTCTTTTGAGAAGGCTTCTAGGGGCTTGTGCTGGTCACATACGGTGCATCGTTTAGTGGCAGTCTCCCCAGTTATTTCCGACCTTAAATTCAGCATCGACAGCGATGCGCATTCCAAGCTGTTCTCCTGCCAATCG